TAAGAAAAAAACTACTAAGAAGAAAGAGCGTCGATAAACGCGACTATGAAGTACTTTACAGTAGACGAGTTCAACTGTCAACATACTGGTGAAAACCAGATGGACCCTGAGTTTATGGAAAAAATAGATAAGCTTAGAGATCATTGTGGTTTTCCTTTTGTTATCACTAGTGGCTACAGGTCACCCCAGCACCCGATAGAAGCAAAGAAAGATGTACCGGGAACTCACGCGCAAGGCATAGCAGCAGACATAAAGATAACTAACTCTGCTCAACGGTACACGATTATAAGAGAGGCTTTGGAGATGGGTTTCGCTGGGATTGGCGTCGCTAGTGACTTTATTCACGTAGACACACGGGGTTCTGCCCCAGTAATCTGGACTTACTAAAAACAGTGACTGACTTAAACGTACAGTTACTACCGTGGCAACAAGAAGTCTACTCTGACCCAACACGGTTCAAGGTAGTCGCTGCAGGACGACGAACAGGAAAGTCCAGACTAGCAGCGTGGATGTTAATTATCAATGCACTACAGTCCGACAAAGGGCAAGTGTTTTACGTTGCGCCTACTCAGGGACAAGCCCGTGACATCATGTGGCAGACCCTCCTAGAGCTAGGACACCCTGTGATTGCAGGATCACACATCAACAACCTGCAGATCAGGCTGGTCAACGGGGCCACGATTAGTCTCAAAGGAGCCGACAGGCCAGAGACAATGCGTGGTGTGTCCTTGAAGTTTCTCGTGATGGATGAGTACGCAGACATGAAGCCTGACGTATGGGAGCAGATTCTTCGTCCAGCACTGGCTGACCAAAAGGGATCAGCAATGTTCATAGGTACTCCTATGGGCAGGAACCACTTCTACGAACTGTACAAAATAGCGGAGTTAGGAGACGATGAAACTTACAAGGGGTGGCACTTTACCAGTTATGACAACCCCCTCCTCGACCCTGACGAAATTGATACAGCAAAGAAGTCCATGTCGAGTTACGCCTTCCGACAAGAGTTTATGGCCTCATTTGAAGCAAGAGGCTCCGAAATGTTCAAGGAAGGGTGGGTCCAGTTTGGCGAAGAACCAGACGTAGGTGATTACTACATCGCTGTTGACCTCGCAGGTTTTGAGGACGTAAACAAGAAACGAACAAAGAATACTAAACTAGATGAAACCGCAATCGCTGTCGTTAAAGTTAATCCTGATGGTTGGTACGTTGATAACATTATACATGGGCGGTGGGAGCTTAACGAGACTGCCACCAAGATTTTTCAGGCCGTTAGAGACTACAGACCCATCAGTGTTGGTATTGAAAAAGGTATTGCCAAACAAGCTGTAATGTCTCCTCTGACTGATCTAATGAAACGTTACGGTCAGTTTTTTAGAGTTGAGGAGTTGTCTCACGGTAACCGAAAGAAAACTGACAGGGTTATGTGGGCGTTACAAGGCAGGTTTGAAAACGGGTACGTTACGTTAAACCAAGGAGAGTGGAACAACAGATTCTTAGATCAACTGTTTCAGTTTCCAGACGCGCTAACACACGACGACTTAGTTGACGCACTAGCGTACATAGATCAGTTAGCACAGGTAGCATACGACTACGACTACGAAATCGACGACCACGAAATACTAGATGTAATAGCAGGATACTAACATGAGTTTGTTTTGGAAAGAGTTTACAAAAGATATGAACTCACCTAAAGTTTTTAGACCTTTCAATACCTACGGAATATACGCAATCAGCGCCTCTGTGTTTTTTACACTAGGGTACTGTGTTGCTATAATTTAAGGAAAACAAAATGGCAGAAGAAATTTATAGCCCAGACCCGCTGATGATCCAAGAGTCCTTGGAAGAGTGGGTAATGACGAAGTGTGAGGATTGGCGTGATTACTACGAATCAAACTACGAAGAAAGATTTGAAGAATACTATAGGTTATGGAGAGGTCAATGGGATCCTAATGACTCGCAGAGAGCATCAGAACGTTCTCGTATTATCGCTCCTGCGCTTCAGCAGGCTGTAGAGTCTAACGTTGCAGAACTAGAAGAAGCCACCTTTGGACGTGGGCAGTTCTTTGATATTAAAGACGATGTAGCAGATCCGCAGAAACAAGACATATCAATTCTAAAGAAAAAACTAAACGAAGACTTTGAAACCTGTAAAATTCGCAAGGCTGTAGCAGAGTGTCTTATTAACGCTGCTGTATTTGGTACAGGCGTTGGCGAAGTTGTTCTAGAAGAAATTAAAGAGATGGCCCCTGCCACTCAGCCTATCATGGACGGTCAGTTGACTGCTGTAGGTGTAAACGTTAAAGACCGTGTAGTAGTAAAGCTCAAGCCAGTGTTGCCACAAAACTTTTTGATAGACCCTGTAGCAACCTCAGTTGAAGATGCCTACGGTGTTGCTATTGACGAGTTTGTGTCCAAGCACTCTGTAGAACTTCTACAAGAGCAAGGCGTGTACCGTGAGGGTTTTATTGAGTCGGCTGCAGCTGACACAGACTTAGAGCCAGATCAAGACTTAACGATCTACAACGACGACAAAGTACGTCTGACAAAGTACTACGGACTTGTGCCTCGTGAGTTGTTAGAAGCCGAAGACGTTGAGGTTGACGGTGATTCTATGTACGTCGAAGCAATCGTCGTGATTGCAAACGGCGGTACGCTGCTCAAAGCAGAAGCAAACCCGTACATGATGAAAGACCGTCCTGTAGTAGCGTTTCCGTGGGACGTAGTGCCCGGCAGGTTCTGGGGACGTGGTGTTTGTGAGAAGGGCTACAACAGCCAGAAGGCGCTTGATACAGAGCTACGAGCAAGAATAGACGCTTTGAGTCTCACGATTCACCCAATGCTCGCTGTGGACGCTACACGGCTTCCCAGAGGCGCTAAACCTGAAGTGCGTCCCGGCAAGATGATTCTAACTAATGGAGATCCTCGTGAAGTACTCCAGCCGTTTAACTTTGGACAAGTTGGGCAAATCACTTTTGCACAAGCCCAAGCCCTACAAAATATGGTTCAGCAGGCTACAGGAGCGGTTGATTCAGCAGGAATTTCTGGCAGTGTTAATCGTGAAGCTACTGCCGCTGGTATTTCTATGTCTCTTGGGGCTATTATTAAACGGCACAAGCGCACTCTAATTAACTTTCAGCAGTCGTTCCTGTTGCCTTTTGTAACTAAAGCCGCACACAGGTATATGCAGTTTGACCCTGAAAGCTATCCCGTAGCAGACTATAAATTTATGGCTACAAGCACTTTGGGAATTATTGCGCGTGAGTACGAGGTAACTCAGTTAGTACAGCTTCTGCAAACAATGAAGCAAGATAGTCCTCTGTACCCTGTGTTAATCCAGAGTATTATTGACAACATGAACCTGTCTAACCGTGAAGAGCTTATTGCAGCAATGGCTCAAGCCGGTCAGCCTAACCCACAAGCTCAACAAATGGCTATGCAGGCACAACAGGCGCAGATTGGTTTCCAACAGAGTCAGGCAGCAGCCCTCAACGGACAAGCAGCAGAATCTCAAGCTAGAGCACAAAAGCTAACTGTAGAAACACAGCTTATGCCTCAGGAGCTAGAGATTGATGTTCTTAACGCAGTTACTAAAAACCTCAAAGAAGGAGATGCTGACGACAAAGAGTTTGACAGACGACTTAAAGTTGCAGACAGATACCTCAAAGAACTAGAGATACAGGGCAAAACTTCAAATGTTAATGACACAAACAGAACTCAACAGCCTGCTCAAGCAGATCAACGAAGCGTTCAAAGACCTCAAGGACCAGCTAGAGACCTTACAATGCCGAATGGACAAGTTGGAGGACAAGGCTAATGCCCAAGAAAAAAGACCCAAAGCTGGAGCGAGCGGGAGTAAGCGGGTACAACAAGCCAAAGCGAACGCCTAATCACCCAACTAAGAAATACGTAGTGGTAGCCAAGGAAGGCGACAAGACTAAGACGATCAGGTTTGGTGACGCTAAGATGAAAATCAAAAAAGATCAACCAGCACGGCGTAAGTCATTT